TCCATCTCTAAAATGCGATAGCCAACGCTAATTGCACTTAAAATGCCGTCATCTATATCTCTTTTTACTTCCTGTGCCTTAGAATTTCTACTTAATTCAACAACTGCCCTACCCTTCTTTTTTTCCTTATCAAGATATGCATTACGAACAATACCTATAACAGAATCCATATTGTGATTCCATAACACAGGGGCTACGCCACCGTTTAGCCTTCCAAAATCTATTGCACCCTCGTCATGGCTTAGTATTTCTGTACCAAATGATCTTTCTACAGGGTAGGTACTAGAAAAACTAAACTCATATGTGTTATCTTCTTTTTCAGAAAAAGATGTTTCACCACTACGTTTTAATATTTTTGTAACACTTCTTAATGAATCTATCTTAGTAAGTGTGCTGAACTTATGACCTACCTGTACATCTGTTGCCTCATATTCACCATCATTTTCTCTAAATACAGTAATTAATGCAGCAGGGTCATCTTCCGTACCAGTAATCTCAAATGAACTGTCAGGTACATTTATAGTTCCATCACGCACAATACGATCAATTTGACCTCTTGCAGTACCACCACTTGCGTTCCATCTAACATAATCTCCTACAGATAATGCGTCTGGTTCTGCACGTTTAACAGTACGTTTTGTTTTAGGCATGGCATCATTGTTTCTTAATTCTTTTATTCTAGCTGATTTTGCATCAGAAAAACTTTTACCTGCTGACCCGCCCCATGCTGCGGCTGAAACTCTGCCTTTACTTGGATAGCCTTCTTCACCTGGTCTATATCCTTCTGCTTCTTGGTCTACAGCGTGTCTTGCGTGCCATGCTGACATTTCAATTACAACTTGTGGGCTAAGTTCATTTCCACTAAGTATTTGTGTTGCCCTTCTACGTGCTACTTCTGTACCACCTGCCTTACCTTCTGATTTCCAATCTCTATATCTTTGTGCTTCTTCTCTCATACCTGCTGTAGGCATAAGATCTATTTCTGTGCCATTAATAACTGCCATCTGAACCATCCGCTACGTTTTCTGCATCTTCTCCTGTTGGTGCATTAGTATCACCAAAAGGATCAATAGTGCCTACTGGTTTATATTGACTACCACCAGATTTATTTGTAGCTGATGGGTCGCTATCTGTAATAATATTCAACTCATCTAATTTTGCCAGTTCTGTTTGTCTTGCTATTAATAACTCTTCAATATCTCCACCATTTTCAGATACTACATCAGTTAATGTTTTAAATCCGCACCGTACTGCATCTTTCATAGCTGCAACTTCTTTTTGTGGATCAACATAACTATACCCTCTACATACCCATCTAACTTTTTCATATACTTCTGGTGTTGTTGAATATGTAGGTAAAGATAATGTGCCACTTAAAACAGCCATTTCTAACCAGTATTCATATATAGGCTGATAAAAAGTTTCTTTAAGCATTTTTTGTATAGTTCTCCAATGATCTCTGTCTTGCATCATTGCTAACCTGCTACTGCTGTAATTAGATTGTGAATAATCAGAACTTATAGCTTCAAAACTACAACCTAGACCACTAGCCATACTTCTAAGCATTGCCCTTACAAATGGTTCAAATTCACCGTTAGCTTTATCTAAATCAGGTACAGATATAGATTCACCAGGTGCAAGATACTTAAATGCACCAGGCTCGAAGCCACTTACACGTTCATAATCAAAAACTTCACCACCAGGATCTAGTTCACCTTCAGGACTTGTAATAAATCCCATCAATGCACTTGATGCACGTTGTCCAACTACTGTTGCCTCGATATAGCCATCCAACTGATGTAAATGATTTATTGCACTAGCTAAGAATGGTACACCTCTGTGTTGTCCTGGTCTTAGTGGCAAAAATAAATGTATAACATCTTTAGCAGGTACAATAATATGTCTTTTTTCTTTTATAGGGGTATCAAATGTAGTATCACCAGGGTGTTTTTTTAGAAAAGCATAACTTACTGCCCTACCTTCTGGACTTATTTCTATTCCTAATCTCCAAACATTTTTGTTATCTTTTTTTAAGCCTTTATAATCCGCATCTAGCTGTTCAGCTTCAAGTAATTCTAATGAAAAGGGTATTTTGCTTCTGCCATATGCTTTTCTATGTATAACAATAAAACATTCACCACTTTCTATCATTGACCTAACCGCTAATCTTTCCATTTCAGAAAAACATAAAACACCACGTATATCACAACTGTCTTTTCTACCCCATCTACTCCATTCATTTTCAATAGATTCATTTAGTCTTGTATTTGGTGTACCGCCACGCTGACTTTTTATTTGTGCTTGCATAGTTACACCTTGACCTACTATTTGATTAGTTGCATATCTAACTGCTTGTGCTGCATAATTATTATTACGTACTAGATCATGTACACGTTTTCTAAGTAGTTCAATAGAATTTTTATAACTTTGGTCAGGTGATGATAAAGGTGTAATCCAACTAAGATTTGTTCTATCAACTCTTGCACCTGCATACATTCTTTTAAGCCTATTTCTACGACTATTTAAATCAGAATTAGACGTAAATAAGCCCTTCCAAGCGTTTCTTAAGCCCATTTAACCCCCCTAAAAGCGTACATAAAGTGTTTTAGGGTCTCCTAAACCCTGACTAATTAAACTATACCGCTTTTCTGTAGCAACTCTACTTTTTAATTCAGCCCTTAGATCTCTTAATTTATCTAAATCAATTCTTTTAAATGTTCTATTACCTATACTGTATTCCTGTGCTTTATCTGCAACCATAGCTCTAATAGCAGCTTCTACACTTTCTAAATCTTTTTCTGTTTGTGTTCTATTATCAAGACCATTTGGTGTACCGCTATATTGTAATGATTGTTTTACCTTTAATTGTCCTGTAGCAATTTCAAATACTTTAGATCCTTTAAAAACTCTTGCAGCGTAGTACCAATCTCCAGCACTAAAATTTTTTGATACATCAGCACTTATAGTAAATTGAAAACCTGTACTATTATTAAATTGTGTAGCAGTGGCTGTATGTGCTTGATTATATACATTAGTCCTTAAGTAATATTCCATTGTCCAATCAGGACTTGTAATACTTTCATTTCTTCCAGCAGTAGTAGCTTTATCTACCCATTCGACTGTAGTTCCAGCAACAATAATACTAGGCAAGTTAGATTTAAACATTAGCTTTACCAGTAATTAACAAAATCTTTTTTAGAAGTTGTTTTTATTGTAGCTCTTTTAGGCTTAACAACAGTATCAGCGTTATTAAATTTATTTTGTAAATATTGCCACACGTTTTTTGTATTAGTACTGAATCTAGATATATATAAACACATTGCAGCATAAGAATAAACCCATGTATCTAAACATTCATTTCTAACACCAGAAGGCAATACCCAAACTGGCACTTGAAAACCTCTCTTATTTGTTTTTAATAATTGTTTTTCTGATGTTATCTGTTTAAAATAATCTTCACTTGTACTTGCATGAAAATGTATATAACCATAACTACCTATTTTGTTGTTTTTTAACCTATTCATTAAAGTATTTTTAATAGTATCAACTCCAAGAGGATATACAACAGATCCATTTTTTATTGATTTATTATATTTCTTCATATTAATATCAACTCTTGTAGGTCTACCTATTGCAGGTTTGTTAGCCTGTGATTGCCCTTTAATTGCTATAACTCCCTGTGCAACTTTTTCTCTAGCAAATTGATATACAACTTGTGTATGCAAACCACCTGAGTCAATAGCAGTAATAACAGGTACTAAACTTTTGCCATTTTCATGTTCATACTGTTGATTTATTACTATCTCTAATTGTTTCCATACTTCTGCCTGATGTGGATCACCCCATAACTGTATATGATCTACTAAAAATGCCTCCTCTCCTACACCCCAACCCCATGTACTAACTTCTAATCTATCTATTTGACAATCAACACCCTGAGTAAGAAACAATACACCTTCTGGACAAGTAGCCTGTTGATAACTTTCACACCTTTTTAATAAACCTTCTGCACTCATAGCACTTACATAGTCGGTCTCGAAAGTCTCTGATAACCGAGTGTTTACAAACGTTTTAATTAATGGTGCATCACCTTTTGCTTTATTAAATTCCATTACCATTTCTTTCCAACTAAACCAACCTAGTGGACTATATAAACCATTTAATCTAAAACCTGCTGTTATACCGTCACCTTCTTTCATTGATCGCCATTCACCCATTCTTAACATTTTTGTTTTATGGCTTTCATCAAATAATTCACCACAATGTATACATTTATATTTCACATTATTTACATCTTCTTTCTGTAATTGTTTCCACCTTAGATCCTGATACTCACCGCAAATTGGACATGGTACAAAATACAAGCGTTGATCTGATGCTAAATATTCTGATTCTATTCTTGAAAAATCCTTAATTGTAGGTGTAGATGTAAGTAATACTTTTTTACGTGTACTAAATGTTGTTGCCCTTTTTTCCGCAAGAGCTACAGGATCACCTTCACCTGATGCATCAGACGGAAACGCATCTACTTCATCACAACTTATATAGCGACATGGTGTTGATCTTAGTCCTGTTGCTGAATTTGCTCCTGTAATTAGCATCATGCCACCAGGAAATTCTTTACTGCTTAGTGTATTACCACTATCTCTACTTCTTGCAGGTGCTATCTTTTCATTTAGACAAGGTGTATCGCTAATCATGGGTTCTAGTCTCTGTTTGCAAAGTCTTTTTCCCATATCTACTGTAGCAGCCACTAAAAGCATAGGAGCAGGTGCATGATCTATTACATAACCTAACCAACAGTTTTGTGCCTCAGTTTTGCCTGTCTGTGCAGCAAACATTAAAACCACACGTTGTATAGGACTTTGTGTACCTAAACAATCCATTGGCTCTTTTAAATATGGTGTTCTACTTGTTCTCCATTTACCAGGTTCAGCACTAGCTTTACTAGACAAAATCCTATGTGTATCAGCCCATTCACTAACAGTTAAAGACTTTTCTGGTCTTAACCCTGCTAAAAATCCTTCTAACCATGCGTTCATTGTGCTAAATTCTCTAACGCTTCTCTATGTTCATTAGATAATAAATTATGTATAACAGTTGCATCATCTTCACCTGCTAATTGGTGACTTAATCTATCAGCTAAATTCGATAACGCTTCTCTTATAGATCTACCAGTAGCAAAACTACTTTTTTTTATCTCTTCAACGCTAACTAACTGTTTTTTCTTTTCTTCTACGTCTAACTTTGCTAATTCTGCAAGATAAAATTCTCTTTTGGCTTTACTTTCTGCAAAATCAGGTATCGAGTCAGCAGGTAAACTATTAATTTTTTGTTTTAAATCTTGTTTAGTATCCTTAACTGGTAGAAAATTACCATCCCATGCTCTAAGAGCTAAATCTTTATCTAAATAATCTTTACCATCTTCAGTTTTTACTAATGCCTGTTTAAATATACCTTTTGCTTTTCTTTGTGATACTGCACTTTTACTTACATTTTTAATCTTTGCTAAATCTACATAAGTTATAAGCATTAGTTGATAGTTAAGCACTTGTTAACCATCATAGTTAAGTAGTTAAGTAACTGCAAATCTCCACGCTAGATAATTTCAGAGCTTTCAGATGACCCACGTAGATATAGCTAGAAAGAACCTAGTGGTAGCAAGGCATTAGGCTTTACGCTTCAAATTATTAGCAACATTAACTTGTAACTGTCTGCGTAAGTATAGTCCAAATGTTTTTTTAATTGCATCTTCTGCTTCCTTCTTAGCTGGAAATATTGCAGGGTATGTTGCGTTAGGTTGTGCAATAAACAATGCACGTAGTTTATTACCACGTTCTCTTCTATATATACCTGCAGGTCTGTTACCTCCTGTAGGTTTACCAACAAAGATATTATTACCTGTTATTCTCTTTGTTCCGATAGCTGTATAAATTTTGTTAATAGTTGACTTAGTTATATTGCCATACCTATCACGTTTAACAGCCTGTGTTGGGACTAATACACTATTGCCTGGTATGTTTGTAGCTGTTGTATGTTTGACAAATAATGCATCATACTTTTGTTTTCTGTCACCACCAAATATATTCTGGTCTATATATCTACCCATGTTGTAGGGTTTGTCTTTTGTAACTATTACAGAAGTAAGCGTAGACTTTTTAGCTACTGTTGCTCTAAAACCTTTCTGTGTTTGTTTCTTTGGTCTATCAAGGTATCGTCTTGATGACCCTGCTAACCTGTTAAGTGCTGACTTTTGTTTACTACCTGCTATAAACTTAGACCCTTGCACAGATGCATTAATAGCTTGTGCTATAGAAAAAGGTAATTGTTTTGTATGTTGATTAGTCCACTTAGTAGCCTTTGGTAATTCTGATTTTATGTCTAATCTAATTGCCATTAGAAGGGAATAGTAGCTGTTTCTTGTACTTTAACCTTTACATTGTGTGGATAGTCAAAATCTGTTACGTTAAAATTAATTCTTGATGCAGGTTCATTTTCTTTATTTAAATAATTGTAAATACCAGTTACTTTGCCATGTACAGTAACTTTCAATCCTTTTTTGTAGGAATCTACAATAGAAGTCCATGCTTTACCAAAAATAGTACAGCTAACATATGTAACCTCATCTTTGTTGTGATTTACAGCAATAGTAAATTTTGCAGTGTCATATGCACCAACCTGCGCAAATTCGGCATCTGATGTTAAGTTGCCTGTAATTGTTGAATTAAACATTGTTGTCTGGTAGGTAATTAGAAAT